TGCTTCTAACTCAGGGAGTGAGCAGTAAGGGATAAAAGCCATCCCAGGACCACGCCCTTGTACAGAATCCAGCATGATCTGGTATTTAAGATTGCTGGTAAAAATGTGCTTTTGCTCAGGACGTAATGTCTGATAGTCCGCACGGTCTTTTTGGAGGGAGACCTCTTCAGGTCTCCAAAAGTATCCCAATTGTTGTGTTGTGAGTTTATCAAAGATTGGATATTTGTATGAATCATATCTTTGAATACCTAATGGTTTGCCAAAAAACATCGGTTGTTTTTTGGTGTCAACTACTTCTGAGTTGAAAACGGTCATTGAATCGACCATGGGTTTGCTTTCGCTGTTTGTCTTAAATCTTACAAGACTCACACTCTTCCTCCTCTGCGTTTTCTAACTGTGAAATTAAACTATCAAGTGACTCTGTAGATTCCTCTACCTCATCAGTCTTAATGTCATATGTGTTTTGATAGTAACTGGTCTTCCAACCGTACTTATATGTAGTCAAAAGATCTTGTGCCATGATGGACACTGGGATCTCATTGTTAGGATAATGTTCTGGATTGTAACTCCAGTTACCGGAGATTGCCTGATCAAAGAATTTTTGCATTACAGCAACCACATTAATATAACCACGATTAGACTCCATTTCCCAAAGGAGGTCATAATTATTTTTAAGAGTTGCATATTGAGGAACAATCTGTTTGAGTGGTCCTTTTTTGCTTTTCTTAATGGACAGGTATCCTCTAGGTGGTTCGATTCCATTGGTTGCATTTGACACAACGGAACTGCTCTCCGAAGGCATTTGTGCGGACAATGTTGAGTTCCTAACTCCGAATTCGAGAACCTTAGATCTAAGACCCTCCCAATCGTAGTGAAGCTCATTCGGAACAATCTCATCTACGTCCTTCTTGTATGTATCAATGGGAAGAATTCCATTACCATACTTAGTGCGATTACTGTATTCACATGCACCTTTTTCTTTTGCAAGATTGACAGTTGCTTGAATCAAGTAATATTGAAATGCTTCAGTCAAGTTATGAACAAGTTTCCAGGTCTCTGGATCATTATAGACGGTGCCATTTTTAGCAATATAGTGTGCCAGTCCAATGAACCCGATTCCTAACGAACGACGTGCTCTGGTTGCGATCTCTGCTGCTCTGACAGGATACCCCTGAAAATCAATGAGTTCATCAAGACTCCGAACAGCAAGATCACAAAGAACATCAAGATCCTCAAGATCCCTAATTTTACCAACGTTAATAGCACTAAGGATACACAGAGCAATTTCCCCAGTTTCATCATCAATGTGTTGTAAAGGTTTAGTGGGTAGAGTGATCTCTTGACACAGATTGCTCATCTCAACCTTGTCCACGAAGGACGAGTGAGAATTACAATGATCGATGTTCATGATATAGATTCTACCAGTTTCTGCCCTTTCTTTCAAGAGGTCGAAAAATAACTCTTGACCTCCAATAGTTTTGCGTGGAATTGATCCATCTTGTTCATAACCCAGATAGAGGTTATCAAAATCATCAGTCCCAAAAGCATCGTACAAACCTGGGACATCGTGAGGTGAGAATAGGCTGATGTCTTCGTTTTTGATAAATCTTTCGTAAAAGATTTTCGAGATTTGAATAGAGTAGTCAAGTTTTCTTACGCGATTGTCTTCTGTTCCTTTATTATTCTTTAGAACTAGGATATCTTCGATTTCTTGGTGCCAGATTGGGAAGTGGACAGTTGCTGATCCACCTCTAATGCCATTTTGAGTGCAGCATCTGACAGTGCTTTCAAACTTTTTGAGGAACGGTACAACACCTGTGTGTTGAACTTCTCCACCTCGGATTTTACTGTTGATGCCACGGATTCTACCTGCGTTGATACCGATTCCCGCCCTTTGTGCAACGTATTTGCCAATTGCCATATCAGAACTAAAGATAGAATCGAGGGAGTCATCAACATCAACAAGAACACAGCTAGCATATTGTCGAAGTGGAGTTCGCACTCCTGCCATGATAGGTGTGGGAATGTTGATTTTGTGCCTGGAGATTGCGTCATAGTACTTCTTTACGTAGTCCAGTCTTGTTTCTTTTGGATACTTGGAAAATATGGTGGCAGCAATTAAAAGATACATGAACTGTGGAGTTTCATAAAGAGTACCACTGCTCCGATCCTGTACAAGATATTTATCTACGACTTGTCGTAATCCTGCATATGTAAACAGATAATCACGATCGTGATCAATAAACGATTGCAGTTTTTCAAACTCTTCGTCACTATAAAGACTCAATATTTCCGGATCATAAACTCCTTTGTCTACACATTCGACAACATGTTTTTTCACAACAGGAGTATCATGAATACGACCATACAACTGCTTACGGGTAGCAAACAAGAGAAGTCGTGCTGCCACAAACTGATAGTTTGGATGATCCAAATCAATTAAATCACTTGCAGAACGAATCAAAATTTCCTGAATTTCTGCTGTAGAAATGCCATCATAAAACTGAATTCCAGATTGCATTTCAACTTGAGAAGCAGATACACCCGCCAAATCTTTACATGCTTCTTCAACCATTACGTGAAGTTTATTCAAATCAAGAGATTCAGTATTACCATTTCTCTTGATAACTTTTGTCCCGTTACTCATATTTTTTTCCAGTTGTTAAATTTAATCTTTGCTTGTAATCCTGAATAGGTATTTAATTTTAACACAGACATAACATCATGTCCAGCAAGGACCATATCGTTAATATCTTTTTGTTCGATATTAGTTGGCCAAATAATTATGGAGTCACCAGTATCAATTGTCTTTCGGATTCGTTCGACAATCTCTCTATTGCGTGGTTCGTTATCATAGACCCACACAGGATTGCTAATCCCCCAACTACTGATATCAGCATCAGCTCCGCACATAGCAATCGAGTTGCGAATGAACGTTGAGTCAAAAGGACCTTCTGTAACATAGACGGGAGAGGTTTTGTCAATTGTGTCGAGTCCATAAACTTTTGGTGCCTCCTCCTCTAACATCACGGTGATATATTTAGTGAATGATTTTCCCAGTGCTCTACCCTGAAAACCAATCAAATTCTTGTCACTATCATACATTGGTATCACGATGCGACTTTCGTCCCTAGTAATGGTGTCGAATGTTCTTTTTTGTGTATTCGTCCACTCCATGAACTTGTCAGCAAAATAAAACTTATCGGGGTCAATCTTCCGATTTAGTAAATATTGTTTTGCTACAGGATTACTTGATGCCTTCGGAAGATTAATAGATTTTTTAAATACTGGTTTAGTAAATTCAAGTTTTGGTGCTTCAACCACAAAGTTTCTACCAGTATGTCCTTCTTTAAATTTCTCAAGTGTGTACTGCTTATGAAGTGTTGGATCAATAGTCTTTACAAAATTATTGAAAGACATGCTAGCACCACAGTTATGGCACTTGAAGTTGATATTATTCTTGACCTGGTAGATGTATCCCCGTGTCTTGTTTTTGTTCTTCTGTGAATCCCCACAAATAGGACATCGGAAGTTATAAAGATTATCTTTTACTCTCTTAAATTTCTGGAGACGAGAAGATACTAAACCAATATACTTGGAGTCAACCAGATCCATTACAAGAGACTTTTACTGTCTCTCTATTATAACTTGCTGTGGTTCAGGCGTCAACAAGAAGGGTGCAATTCTACTACCGGCACCTATGACGAGTGCTGCTACTACCAAAACTCCTCCTACCTGCCATCTGAACTTGGAGAATGCTTTGATATCTACTTGTATTCTATCAATTCTTTCGTGAATAATTTTATTATTCTTCTCTTCCGATTCTTTCAACTCATCTATCATTTTGATGATGAGATCATCAGTCTTCATACTCTGCTCAATTCTTTCATCATGCTTCGTAAGAATTTGAGCAATACGATTATTACCTTCTGATATCTTCTCTACAGCAGACTCTAACTTTGCAAGCATCTCCCTAGAAAGATCCTCATACATATCAAGTTTAGATTCAAGAACTGCCACTTTTGGATCTGAAAACATCACATCCCCTGAGACCAACGTTTTCTAGCACCCGGCATTAAACCTTTCGCAATAATAGTAGGTTTCTTTTTCTTTTTTAAATTGACAGGTGGATCTTCTCCAGGTCTAATTCCTGCAATCCCTCCACCACTAACACTCATAGTGGGTGCTTCCTCTTTAAGACTAAGAGAACGAATAATATTTTTTATATTTTCCAACCTTTTATCGTCCATCAGATTTCTTGTAATTGTTCTAGACAATACTTATCTTCCTTCAATTCAGTTATTTCAGTTTTAGGATATTCTGATATTCTATTCAGAAATAATAAAAAACTTTTGATGTATGGCCAGAGTTCACGTTCTAAATTGTAAAAAAGTAGGGGAACTGCTGCGTCATTAAAAACGTTGAACAAGACCGTCAAGTGATTTAATATGAGATGAGTTTTAAGTTCCCCAGTATTTTTATATCTTTTCAGTAACCTTTTGATATATTTGATGCGTTTTAAATCATCTTCAAAGTCATCCTTGGTTACTGCCTGAGGGTTATCGTAAAATTTTATAGCAAAGAGTAAGTAATTACTCTCATTCAATTCATCAAATCTCATACTCAGTCACATTTTATCATTCTGGGAAGTAGGAATCGTCTGCTGCATCAGATGTGGTTAAAATACCACCAGCAACTAAAACTTCATTCTTTACTCTCAAACGACCATGAGTATCAGTATAAGTCTTAATTCCAACCCAACCAGAGTGAGTAACAGCATATGCTGTTGTTGCTGCAAGTCCTACTTCTACTTCATCAACTCCAAATACTGAACGATTTACACCATCTTGAACTTCAGGTGCATCGTATGCACTATCTGCGATTGTATAAAGTGGTTCCTGAGAAATCTCAAATGTGGTTCCTGAAGGAACTGTTGTTACACCAGCAACCATATGATCTGTAGAATAAATCTGCAGAGATGTGTCACCAGCAACAGAATCAACTACGGCATAACCATAAGTTGCTCCAGCACCTATTTTAATAACATCACCCTGAGTGACACCATGAGTATCAAATCTTGTTCCATTTCCAGTTACAGTCTTACTCTTAAAATCTATAGAAAGACTTCCTGTGCTAGTTACTAAATCTTTATTGCCCCAAAGAGACATGTTCCCTTACCCTATAATTCTTTATACAGATATTTATATATTATTCAGCTTCTCTGTTCTTGATTGCTTTGGTGACAACCTCAAGAAGTTGATCGTCCATATCGGTCTTAGTCAACTTAACCGCTTTACCAAGTATAATAAGACAAATCTCAACCAACTTCTCACCGAGTTCTTCATTCTCCGGAATTTTCGAGACAGCATCTGAGATAATTTTTGATGCGAGTGGTAATAGAAATGCTAACATAATACTCAAGCAATGTCTATTCTATATAGACATTAATCTTTATTTGAGACGTATCTACCCTTTTCCTTATCATATTTTTTAACTTCACCTGGACGAAGACGATCTCTTGCTTCTTTTGCTTTGGTATAAAATTTCCCAAACTTCATTCTATTATCTGCCTTAGCAAACTTCTTCTTCTCAGCATCATACCTATCATACTTAGTTTCTTCTGAGACTTTTTTCTTACCTTGACAGTGAGCTTTCTGAGAAAATCCTTTGGGATTATTACAATCAATAGACTTCTTATATTTTTCTGACCAACCCTCATTCATCTTCTTTGTCTTCTTCTTCATAGAATTGATATACTTTCGATAGACTGCTGCTTCTGAAGACTTACCCATTTCTCTTGCTCTTTGTTCCATGGCAACTGCTGCCTGAATTTTATGAGCATGAGATCTTGATGAATTTCTAATCTTAGAAACGGATGCTTTAGCAGTAGCAACATCCTTAAATCCTAAACCATGAATTGTTCCCTTTGGATTTTCATCGGTATAAAGATCGGAGTGCTTTTTAGAATTAGCAGGTTGACCTTCTTTCTAGGAATACGAGGATTTGATTCTTCCTTTGCAACTACTTTCTCAGGAAGTTTCTTGTGTTTTGTAGATGCAAAGTCTTTTACATCCTTCTTTTTCATCGTAGCAGCAGCCTTCGCAGTCTCAGGAGTTGTAGGTGCCATCTCACCCTTTTGGATGGCACGAACTATTCCAAAAAACTTTTGCTGTGCTTTAGATACGGCAGGCATCAGTCTGCTCTGGTGGCACCACCAGGACCTTTCCGAACAGAAGCATAAGCATCTGCCATTTTTTGAGCATCTGTTCTGGTGTCCTTTTTGGGAGGAACCTTTTTAACATCACCCATTGCTTTTTTGTTTGCTGCTCTTTTCTCTTCAGGAGACATTCTATTGTAATCCTGAGAGATTTTCATCTGCTGATCAACAGACAATTCTTCAGGGTAAACGGCACGAGATCCACCTTCGACATATTTACCTACGCGATTGCCTTCACTGTCCATGCCATATTTTTTCTCCCTCTTTTCGCCTTTCTTCTGCTTCATACCACGGGCAAACTGATGCATAACTCCAAGAGGACGAGAAGATTTACCCTCATCAACCAAATCACCTTCCATATCATAAGACATCTTAAGTCCCATTGCTCTCAACTTGTTCTTGGCAAGATTAATTTTGGTGGGCATTGATCTTGGGTCATCATTTTCTGCTTTCTTACCATCATGATCTTTGGTATCATGATCTCCACCACACTTTTCACACTCTTCACTATAATTAAGAGGAAGTCTTCCTTGCTTTTGCATCTGCAATGTCTGCTTCTGCAGCATAATTTTTTTCTTCAGCATCTGATCCTTTGCCTGAAGTTTCTTCTTTTCTTCAGGAGAAGGACCTGCAGCCATTGCTTCTTCAACTCTTTGTGCTTTCAAGGCATCAAGTTCTGCTCTGATTGATTCACCTAAAGAAGGATTTATCTTCACAGTATTCTTTCCTTTCATAATATCAATTTTCTTCTCACTATCATCTTCCTTTGCATCGGCAATGAACTCTTCCTTTGCCATTGCTTTTTTGATGGCTTTATCTCTAGAACCCATGTACTCTGCAGTACCGGATTCAATTTTTCCATCACCATCATAATCTTTCTTTGCTTTCTTACCACCTGTATAAGCAGCATCTGGTTCTTTACGACCAGTAATTTCAACAGAACGAATATTTTTGTTTGCTCTCAATTCAGAAATCTTAGCACGATCTGCTTTTCTATAAGAAGTATTACCAGTTGCCTTATCTACTACCTTGATAACAAATTTTTTTTCTTCTGCTTCCGAAAAAACTCTAGTAAGAACTTCGGTTGAAGTTGTCTTAAGATGCTCAGATACAGGAACAACACCAGTGTCAACTTGCTCCTTGAATAATTTCTTCTTTACAATTGCCTTGACAGCACCAGGTGCAGTTGAAGATCCAAGCAAAGATCTATAAAGTGCCTGAACTTGTGCAGGACTCATGTTAGATCCCGAAGCTCCCTTCATTTTTTGTCTTGCTTTATACCTAATATCGGAAGCAAGTTGTGATGCTTGCTGCTCAATACTTGTATCTCCGGCGGCATGACCTCTACGAGGACCTTCTTCAAAAATATTTTTATCCATTGAAAGATCTAGTAATTCTTACTTTTTTCTATATTTATTTATAAACTGCCTTCCCTGCTCACTTCCAGGAACTAATTTTTCAACGTATTTGCGATGTGCATCAGTGCCAATTAATCTTTGATCTGCAGGAACTCCTGATGGTGCATCACTATTAGTTACTGCCTCAGTAACATCCTTAATCCAAGACTTAAACATAATCTTATCTTCGGTAACGCAAATAAGATGATTAGTTCCCCGACGAATAATTTTCCCCACTAATCCAGTGTTTACATTTTCAACAAGTTCACCAACCCTAAAAATTTTCTTATTAATAAAGTTTTCACGAAGTCCTCTCCAATCAAACTTGGGAGCAATCTCCCACATATTCCAACCTTCTTTAATTTGCATTGCAGCACGAAGATTATTATAAAGTTCTCTCGTTTGCTTATTATTCAATGATGATGGAACACCTTTACGAAATGATGTGAAATCTCCTTCTGCTGCTGCTTTTCTCTGCTTGGATGCAGACATACCAGAAACATCATCACCATCAGGATCCCTATCACCCGCAGAAAGGACTTCCAAGTTGTCAAATTGATAAAGTTTTCCATTATAGTTATTAGAAAGTTTTTCAAATTCTGCTACACGATCACCACCACCAATGATACGAACACCGGTATAACCATCCATATGTGCCTTCTTCAGAACATCAAAGATAGTTCTGTTCTGTGCATCATTAACAATTCTTTCACTATGTTTGGGGAACATCTGTCTCATGATGGAGACTTTTGTATCTGGATCTAATGGATTCTTTTTCTTATCCTGACTACGTGATGGGACAATAATATAATCATCATCATCAGAATTAGATGCGACAGTATCTAAAAGTTTTTCATGTCCTGTTGTTGGTGGATTAAAACGACCAAATGCAATAGTAAGTGTTCCTTTTGTTTTTTCTACTGGTGGTGGACCATCTTGAACAGGTGCCTGTTGAGTTGCAGGTTGTTCAGGTGCTGCTGCCTGTTGTTGTCCACCAGTTTCTTTTTCCGCACTCTTTTCATATGAAGTTGCAGAAAGATTCTTCTCTTTATCAGATTGTGGAGGATCCTGTCTTCCAATTCTTTGACGCTTATTATAGAACTTTAATCTACCCTTCTCAGTCTTTGCAACAAACTCACCATTTTGATCATACCATCCACCATGACCATCACCTTGCAACCCAAGACGTTTTGCTTGTTGAACTGCGGTGGATTCAGATATAAATTGTAAGAAATTTTTCATTACTTGCTCAGACGTTTAATTATTTCTTTTTCGTGTGCAACAATATATCTGAGGACTTCCGTCCTCATTTTCTTATATTTATTCATCATACGATCTGTCCTACACATGTTGATCTGTTTATCAAAGACAAGATAGATGTGAGCAAGAAACTCATTATACTTGCCTTTGGTTATTTTTGTGGTCGATTCAAAGGATTGTAATAATTCGTCAATTTGTGGGTTCATGCCAATTTACCATGAGGTGCAAATCTATCTCCAACTTTTAAAGAAAGATATAATAAGTCTGTCCAAAATTCTGGATTATTACTATTCTTAACAAGTGCATCAGAAAAGAAATGAAGTTGCATTAATTTAGATTGAGCAACTAATCTATTTTTTTCCCTATCAGAATCAAACATTTCAATTATTCTATTTCTAAATTCCACATAACTAGAGGTGCCTTTTATATATTGTCTTAGAGAATTATACATCCTTTCATAATTTCTAGAATCATCATAAAAATCCTCAGATGTTTGCGGATATTCTTGATGTTTATTGATAAAAGAAATATTATATCCAGGACTTTTAGATTTTAATAAGTCTGCAACGAGTTCAACCGGAGCAGCACCTCCTCTTCCTCCACTGCCCTTTATAACACTTTCAAATTTTAAATTTGTAAATTTACCTTCTCCTGGTGTTCTTATGATATTAATCGTATATTTTCCAAATAAAACATATGCTCCCTGAGACATGCCATCTTGGGTTTTTTCTGTTTTTATTTCTATTTTAATATCACTCATTTTTGTTTTTTCAACTGTAGCAAATTCCATTTTTTTTGGATCTTTATTTACATAAGCAAAACTTGCAGTCTCACTAGGATCTATTTTTTTTAAGGAAAGACCTATTAATCTAGTTGGAGTAGAGTTCATCAAATTTAAAAGAACATTATTTAATTCATCCAATGTCTGACCCCTATCATCAATAGCATCATCAATTTCTTTTTTTACTTTATCTTTATCCTTCACTGCCCAAATGTCTGATGGATTCCAAGTCTCATATTTTCCTACGTCTTTAAAGTTTCCAGAAACTGTTTTTGCCTTTACATTTTTAGCTTGTTTTTTTATAAATGTCATAAAGTCCTGTCCACCATGCTCAAAAATACTCCACTGTGAAGGTTGAAATTCTTTGAAAAATGCACTTTGATGCTCATAGTAACTATGAATCCAATCATTCAATTTATCTTTATGAGATCCAAAAATTTTTTCTAGTCCCTTATATGTTTTTTGATCTTGCTTTATTGATATTGGTGCTTCAAACTTTGCACCATTTTTAAGAACTCGTTCCATAACGAAAGCACTTCCTGCCTCTTGAACAGCAGTAGGTACTTTTTTACCACTAGAAGTTTTTTTCGTTTTTGATCTCTTTTTAAAATTGATGTAAATATCATCTGGTATAATTCTAATACCTCCAGCACGGGTAGAAAGAACTGCTCTATTTCCCTTCTGAAATTTTTTAGATACTATTTGTTTTATTTCATCTCTAAATTTATTATTAGATTTTTCAGATATTACTTCAAATCCATCTCTGCCAAGAACTACATCATAAACGTCACCATTTTTAGTTCCTTCTATACTAGAAAGAAAAAGAAGCATAGTAGTTTCAAACTTAGCCATAAGACTACTCCTGATCTAATTGACCTTGCATTCTTTGTCTTGCCTGTGCATTCCTTAATGCCTGTGCCTGATGTCTAGATGGCAATTTACGAATTCTATCTTGCATTTGTTGAAAAGATGATTGTCTTGCCTGTTGTGCTCTCTTTTCTTTATCAGATGCAGCAATATCACCAGTGACTGCCATCTCTCTACCACCACCTTTTCCAGCTCTTGCTCTCAATGAAACCGATTGTTGTCTTGGATCTCTAAATGATCCAGACTTTCCTCCAGTAGTCCACATTGCCTGAGCAGTTTTACCTCTAGAAAATTGTCCTGTTCCTCTAACCATTTCCTGTCCAGCAGCACGACTGGTTCCAGGAATTTCTCTTTCTAACTCACCAATCTTAGATTGAACTTTACCATAAGTATCCTTCTGTTGCTGAGGAGATTGCCCTTTAGTGGACTTCATCATGGTGCGAATTTCACCAGTTCTCTCTGCACCTTTTGCAATAGTTTCCCTTTTCTTATCTCTTGCTGCCAACTTAATATCAGTTCTTCTCTGTTTATATTCTTGTTCAGATTCACCTCTTTCTTTTCTTGGAGGAGACCCAAGAGATGATTTCATTTTCTTGGTGGCAGCAACTTCCACACCTCTTTGCAATGTTGCCGATGCTTGATCTGCCTGTGCAGATCCTGCTTGAGAACCTTTATAATCTTTACCACTCACACGAAGTTCTTTTTTCGAATCAGATGGGTCCGAAAAAACGTAATCAAATCTTCCCTGTCCTTTAGGATTTCCCTTCCAAGATTTTTTAGATGCTTCATGATCACCACCGGCAACTCTACCAACATATCCTTGAGAAGAAATTTTTCTTCCTTTGTCACTTCTAACAAGATTAAAAAATCCAGGTGCTGCTCTTTCTAATTCAGAATAGTAAGAGTCTTTATGTGCATCAGTTTTTTTCTTTCCCGAAAATCCATCATCATCTACATTATCAAAGTGAAGAGGATGTTTTGGATCTTTCTTTGCATTATCAAGTTCCTGATCAATTAACTTAGATATAGTTTCATTATCTTTATCCTTAATTGCTTTTCGCATTTCTTTACCAATAGATCCCTTTTTATCCAAGGAACCTATAAGATGATTATAGAAATTAATATTTGCATACTCATCACTATACTTAGGTTTACCACCTCTGCCTTCAATAATGAATTCTGTAAAAGACTTCATCTCTATCTTACTTATACCATTATTAGATATTTATCATGGAGTTAAGGGGACTCGAACCCCTAACCCCCTGCTTGCAAAGCAGGTGCTCTACCAATTGAGCTATAACCCCAAAAGGAGGACCTCAGTCCTCTTTAAGAATTTCTTCGAGTTGACTGTCAATACTAACAATCACTTCACGAATTTGAGCAACACGTTCTGGCATAGACTTAGGATCATATGTATAATCTTTTGTGTCCATGAACAGTGCCTGACGAATAGCTGCTGCCTGATATACAGGCATTTCTATTGTTACTTTCTTTTCTTCACTCACAGGTCTCCCTCCTTACGATTTTCAGAATAGTGAACATCAAACTCCCCACCAGGATAACGTGCAACTAGTTTCTCGACATTCATCTCCATGATTTCATCAAGAGAAGTGCCAAGACCCATACATGCCTGAGCAACATACCACATGATGTCACCCAGTTCACGTTTTAGATGGAACATGTTTTCTTCATTGACAGGTTTGCCTTGAAAGATGATCTTCTTGACAACTTCAGTGAATTCACCTGCTTCGGCACACATTCCTACAGCAGCAGTAAGCAGTCGCTCGGAATGAAAACCTTGACCTTCAATTTCTTGAAGACGATAGATGAACGCTTCGTGGTCTTTTGACGGTTGCGACGTGACCGCATCGACAAACTCAACATACTTTTGGGTATCAACATTGCTCATAGTTCTAGTTCTTTTAGTTCAGATTGTTCTAGTTGTGGACTTTCAACAGTCCAAGATCCACCGACACCACCGTCCATGTTAACGACAATATCATCTGATGGAAAATATTTTTTAGTATTTACATCAATTGTATTATACACTGGTTTAAATTGATAATAATGTCCATCCCATCTGGCATTTCTCATACCAACAAGATTGACAGCATCACGAAGAGCACCACAATCGGCAATCTTCTTACCAGTGGGATCAAATACAGAAAAGTAACCGTTCATTAGAATTTGAATCCATCAAAAGATTTTTTAGGTTTATCCTCTTCAGGATTATACTCTTCTTCTTGTCCAGAGTCAAGTATGTCATTTTGTGCAGACTGTTCACAATCATAAAGTCGCATCTTGGCACGATCAATACCAACAATAAATCTTTTATTTACTGTAGGATCATTATATCGATTTTTAAGTTGCTTTACCATAATCTGTCCAATCTGTTCAAGTTCCTCAGTGCTAATAAGGGCAAACATAAGATCAGCAGTAGCAGGGAGACCAAAGGACTCACTAGTGTCAGTAAGGTCAACGTCAGAGCTA